AAACTTTTAGATATTTATAACGGAGAATAATACATAACATATGCCAAGGACAAATTTATCATTAGGAAATTTATATAGAGCAACAGTGGGTTCGGCAAGAACTACACAAGCAGTTTCATTAAATGCTATGAATGCAGCAGCTGGAACAACGGCAGCATTTAGTTCATTTGCAGTAGATTCTATAACTGCTAATTTACCAACATACACTTATATAGTAGAGAGCACATCAGAAACGGCAACATTTTCATTTGGCTCACAAGGTTCATTGCACGGTAGTAGAGTTGGTAGTGTAGCTGCAAACTATTCAGTAACATTTAATAATGGTAATTTTTCAGTAGGCTCTCCTACATTGGGAGCATCTCCATCATTTCCTGTAACACCTGCTGCAGTTGGTACAAGTACATATTCAGAAGCATCATCTAGTTTATCAATGACATATGCTGATGGATATAATATAAATGCAACCAATTACAATGTTGCATCTACAAAAGTATTATATGCAGTAGATGTATATAATACAATTAACCAACCTGATTTTTGTTTATTATTTGGTACAAAAGTAAAATTATCAAATGGTAGTGAAATCAATGTTGAAGATTTGAATGTAGGTGATATTATTAAAGCATGGGTGCCAGCAGGATTACCCGATGAATCTCAACCAATTGATTCTGAAAATATAGATTGGAGATTTTATCAATTAGAAAGTAATTCAGGAACATACACCGAAGTAGCAGTTGAAAATTTAGTATTTAACTTTGCAAGTGGATATTATAACATTAACAATGGATTAATAAAATCAACTGGAACACACCCATTATGGGTATTTGATAATGAAATTCAAAAATATCATTTCAAAAATGTAGAAAATATATTACCTGGTGATTTGATTATTAAATATACGGAAGAAGGTGGAGTAGAAGAAATTGAAGTATATGATATAGCACAGGTAACTGAAGATACTGAAATTGTAACAATTAACGTAGAAAACGCTGACGTTTATTTAGCAAATGGTACAATATCACACAATAAAGGTACAACAACTCAACCATACATCCCATCTTTAGGTTTAAGAATGTATGTAGATGCAGGAAAAGCATATTCATTTCCATCGCAAACACTTCCTTCAACGGGAACTCCTACTGTGGATTTCTTAGATTTGACAGGATATGGTACAGGTGTTAGACCTGGTGCACAAGCTCCATTATCATTAGGAAGTGGTAACCCATCATATAATGCAGGAGCAACTAAAAAGGATAAATACTACGCATTTAATGGTACATCAAATTTATTCTATAAAGATACTGCATCTAATATAAATGGTGGCATTTCTCAATTCAATACTAACACAGGTACAATTCATGTTTGGGTAAGACCTACAACAACATTGGGTACAACTACAAGACACATTTTTGACTATGCTGGATTTTATGGTTTAGCAATTGAATCAACCGATAGTTCAACTTTAAATAGAGTTAAGTTCTATGGTAGTACATTAGGAAATAGTGCACAATTAACGACTTCATTATCATCAAACGTTTGGTATATGATTTCGGCAACATTCCAACCATCTGGAACTGTAACGGTTTATGTTGATAAAACATCAGTTGGTACATTCACAGCAGCGGCATTTACGGCACCTGCTTCTACAAACTATGTAACAATTGGTTCAAATAGTGCTAGAACATCGTTTTGGAATGGGCAAATTGCAACTGCATTATTCTATAATACATTACAAACAGCAACACAGGTAGGACAAGTATACGATTATTTCTCTCCAACATACAAATAAAATTTTTGTTGTTTTGAAATAAAACTTTATATTTATAATAGAATTAATAAATTAAATTATCATACAAAATGGCAGACAAAATAGTATCACCAGGCGTATTTACAAAAGAAAACGACCTTTCATTCTTACAACAAGGTGTTGCTGACATTGGTGCAGCATTCATCGGACCTTTTAAAGAAGGACCATTAGTACCAACAATCGTAAATTCACAATCTGAATTCGAAACACTTTTCGGTTCAGTTGATGACACATATTATACTCCTTTGGCAGTTCAATCATATTTGAGAGAAGCTGGAGTAGCAACAATTTGTAGAGTAGCAGGTGTTGGTGGATATACCGAAACAGCTCCTTTATTGATAAGTGCACTTAACTTAGGGCAAATCGATACATTAACAACATCATCCGCTGGATTGTATTATACATCATCAACGGGAACAAATGCAGGAACTGCATCTATTCAATTTGTTGGTGGTACATTTACAATGGCACCAACGGCATCGGTGACAATTGTAGGTGGTGTAATTACCGCAGTTAATATTATCGAAAAAGGTAGTGGATTGACAGTTGCACCAACTTCGATATATGTATCCCAATCTGCAACAGCAACAAATTATCAAACGGATATATTTGATATCACATATGATGTATCTGGTTCAACTGCAGCAATATTATTCAATACATTAACTGGTTCAAACGCTGGATTTGCAGGTTCAACTTTGGCAGATAACGATGGTAATGGTGATTTTTATTTAGGTAATGGTTTAAATATATCAGCATCTTTAAAATCAACTGATGTAAATGATGTTGAAGCAGTATTTGGTAATTCTCCATTGGGCTCTAAAGCAGCATATGTACATGGATACTTTAAAAATAGTGGTATAAACTTTGATTCACACGCATCTTGTTCAGTAAACATATTGGGTGACCAAAACTTCCGATTTGATGCACAATCTGCAGTAACTCCAACAATCAAATCTCAAACTATTTCCGGCCAACGATATGATTTATTAAAATTTGTAACAATTGGTGCAGGCAATGCAGCAAATACTAAAGTTAAAGTAGGTATTACAAATATTAAAGCAGCTGGTTCAGTTGCGGGTACCGATTATGGTACATTCACTGTAGTTGTAAGGGATTTCAAAGATACTAACAAAAAGAAAATCGTTTTAGAATCATTCTCTAATGTAAACTTAGACCCTAATTCTCCTAACTATATTGCTAGAGTAATAGGTGATAGAAGTAGAGAAATCGATTCAACAACTGGTAAGATAACTGAATATGGTGATTGGGTAAATAATTCAAAATATGTAAGAATTTGGAATAGTAGTGATGCAGGATTTGTATCATCTGATTCAATTCCGGTTCAAGCAGTACCATTTGGACACGCCGCATATCAATTGCCAGTTTCTGCATCAGCAGCTATTAGTGCAAAAATACCGGCAGCAACATTTGTAACTTCATCGGCAACACAATATGGTGGTATTGATTTAGATAATAATAGTGATAACTCAATTTATTTAAAACCAATTCCAACTGGTGCAAGTGTAGGTTCTAACACAGTATTCGGATTAGATAGTGCAGCAACAAACGTAGTAGCATTATCAGTAGGTTCAACTTTAGCACAATTCGTTGTAGCATTCCAAGAAGGATTTGATGGTATGAGCCCGGCAACTCCAATTTACAAAGGAACTGATATTGTACAAGGAAACTCACAAGGTTTTAACTTATCTACGGTAGCAGCAAGTGGTTCGAAGGCATATCAAACTCATATCGCAGCATTATCAAACGCTGATGAATATGATATCAATATGGTAGTAACTCCAGGTGTTATTAGAACATTACACCCTTCAGTAGTAACTTCAGTATTGGATATGGTTGAAGCAAGAAATGATTGTTTCTATATTATGGATACAACAGCAGCAGGTGATACGGTAACTACCGCAACTTCGCAAGCAGGTAATGTTGATTCAAATATGGCAGCAACTTACTATCCTTGGATTAAAACAATTGATGTAAACACAAATAAATTAATCACTGTTCCACCTTCAGTATTATTACCTGGCGTATTCGCATCTAACGATAGAGTAGCAGCAGAATGGTTCGCACCAGCAGGTTTGAATAGAGGTGGATTGACAGGAGCAGTTAGTGTATTGAATAGATTAACACAATCTGAAAAAGATTCATTATACGAAGGTAAAGTAAATCCAATTGTACAATTCCCTGGACAAGGTATAGTTGTATTCGGACAAAAAACTTTACAAGATAAACCATCAGCATTAGATAGAATCAACGTAAGAAGATTATTATTGACTGTTAGAAAGTATATCGCTTCTACATCTCGTTTCTTAATATTCGAACAAAACACATCTACTACAAGAAATAGATTCTTAAATATCGTTAACCCTTATTTAGAATCAATCCAACAAAGACAAGGTCTTTACGCTTTCAGAGTAGTAATGGATGAAACTAACAATACACCTGATGTAATTGACAGAAATATTCTTAAAGGCGCTATTTACTTACAACCAACTAAGACAGCTGAATTCATTCAAATTGATTTCAACATCTTACCAACTGGTGCA